CCGTTTCGCATACGACCGCAATTTAGCACGGGATGGGTTTGACTGCAACGAGGTGGGAAAAATATGACTGGGCCAGCACCAAAACCAAACGAAGTTAAACGCCGAAACGGAAATCCAGGTAAGCGTAAACTTCCAAATTTAACTAATGTGATTGCGCTTCCTCAAATAAAAGAATCCGCACCAGAGCAATTAAGTGATGAAGGTAAAAAGATTTGGGTTGAAATTCGCACAATGGCACCGTGGATTGCAAACACCGATGCCAAGTTGCTTATTGAACTTTGTGAAAAGATGGATAAGAAATACGAACTCCAAGCAAAGTTAAAAGCTAGTGATTATATTCTTTACACCGACAAAGGCTATGCTTATGCCAATCCGTTATTCTCAATGCTTTCAACTGTTGAGAGTGACATCATTAAAATTCTATCGTTGCTTGGATTAACTCCAGCCGATAGGTCAAAACTGGGGGTTGCTGAGGTGAAGGCTCGCGGGAAACTTGAAGAGCTTTTAAGCCAGCAAAAAAAGAATGGCTGAAAATAATTCTTGGCCCCCGCGTTGGCTAACGCCAGTTACAGAAGAAGAACAAGATTTAGGTGATGGCGATTTATACGCCAATTTTGCCGAGGCAGTTTGCCGAGTTACAAAAGATTCAGTTGCATCTCCTGCTGGTAAGTTACTTATTCTTCGCCCGTGGCAAAAACAATTACTTCGTCACGCATTAGCAAGGCGCGAAGACGGTAGATATAAACATAGAACCGCTTTAGTTGGAATGGCACGGAAACAAGGTAAGTCTGCATTAGCTGCTTCAATGGGTCTTGCTGGTTTAACTCTTGGCGGTAATGGTTCAGAAATTTATTCTTGCGCTGCCGACAGAGACCAAGCACGAATTGTATTTGGAACTGCAAAGCGAATGATTGAAATGGATGAAGAACTTTCATCTATGTTTACTCTTTATCGTGATGCAATTGAATTCAAAAATAAAAATTCAGTTTACAGAGTTCTATCTGCCGAGGCTTATACAAAAGAAGGTTTGAATCCTTCGCCTTTAGTTATCTTTGATGAAGTCCACGCACAACCATCGTGGGATTTGTGGAACACTCTTTCACTTGCAGGTGGCGCTCGCGCCGACTCATTACTTTTTGGAATCACAACAGCTGGTGTTAAAACTTCTGCCAACGGTCAAGATTCATTATGTTATTCGCTATATCAATATGGACAAAAAATTGTTAAAAAAGAAGCCGAAGATTCCTCATTCTTTTTTGCGTGGTGGGAACCTGTTAAACCAGAAGGAGACCACAGAGACGAATCTCTTTGGGAAGAAGCTAATCCTGGCTTAAACGATATTTCCGATTTAGAAGAAATGCGCTCGGCAGTATTGCGAACACCCGAAGCAGAGTTCCGAACAAAAAGAATAAATTGTTTTGTTAGCACTTCGGTTGCTTGGCTGCCAACAGGCTCTTGGGAAGCAATTGAAGATAAAGATAGATTTCCTGAACCACAAGAAGAAGTTATCCTAGCTTTTGATGGTGCTTTTTCAAACGACTCCACAGCTTTAGTTATGTGGTTACTCGGTGGAGAAAAACCACATCTGATGGTTGTTGGAATATGGGAGCGACCAGACGATGCAGAACAAGGATGGCATGTACCAGTTGCCGAAGTCGAACAAACAATTATTGACACAGCAAGAGATGGCAGATTCCAAGTTAGAGAAATCGTTTTCGACCCCGCAAGATGGCAACGAACTTTTATGGTCTTGGATGAACAAGGATTACCAGTCGTGGCATATCCAAACTCGGCAGAGCGTATGGTGCCAGCCACTCAAAAGTTTTACGAAGCAGTTGTTAATCAATCCTTCACTCATGATGGCGATGAACGCCTTGCTCGCCACATCTCCAACTGCGTTACCAAACAATCTTCAAGAGGATTGATGGTGGCAAAAGCATCTTCACGGCGTAAAGTGGATGCTGCTGTTGCATCAATTTTTGGCTATGACAGAGCAACGCAACCGCCAGCGCCGAAACTTCCAGTTTCACGCTTCTTCTCGGTTCAACTTTAGGAGCAAAATGAAAAGACTTGATGCAGGATTAGTTGCCGAAGTAGCTGGCGTTCTAATGGTTGCTGGTGGTCTTGCAATGGTTTCAATTCCAATCGCGTTAATAGCGGTGGGGTCATTTCTAGTATGGGTAACAGAGAAGGCTGAATAATGAGTTTATCAAAACGATTAAGAATTGCAGGAGACAAACGAGCAATCAATCAATATGTTGAACCGTTGATTCCTGGCAGACCTGCTTATTCTTCAGTATCAGGTATTGATGTAAATGCTGACTCAGCAATCCGAATGTCAACAGTTTATGCTTGCGTTCGTTTGCTTGGAGACACAATTTCATCGCTTCCTCTTGGTGCTTATGTGCGCCGTGGTCGCAATAGAATTTCTTACTCTGCTGTTTATGGTGAAACTCCTGCTTGGGTAAACCGACCTAACCCAGAAGCATCTCGTTTAGAATTCTTTGAACAAGTTTTAGCATCACTTAATCTTCACGGTAACGCATACATTTTGACAGTTCGTGATGATATGGGTGATATTTTTGAACTTTATTGTTTACATCCAGACGATGTTCGCATTGAGCGTTTGGCAATTAACGAACCTATCATTTACAAAATGCGCGATGCTTATGGAAACTTCTCACGCATTCTTACAAAAAATGATTTAGTTCATATCCCAATGTTTAGATTACCTGGTTCTTTATACGGACTTGGCCCTATCTCGGCAGCTCGTTTAACTGTTGGTGCCGCAATGGCAGCTGATACTTATGCTGCTTCTTATTTTGGAAATGCTGCAAATCCTGGTGGAGTAATTCAAGTTCCAGGTGAACTAACCGAAGAACAAGCAATGGATATTGGTCGCGATTGGAATGTGACTCATACTGGCCCTTATCGCGCTGGTAAGATTGGCATTCTTTCAGGTGGAGCAGAGTTCAAACCATTAACACTAAATGCCTCTGACAGTCAATTGTTAGAATCCAGAAGATTCAATGTTGAAGATATTGCTAGACTTTTCCGCGTACCTATTTCTTTACTTGGTCATCCAGTAGCGGGAGCGATGTCATTTGCATCTGTTGAAGCCCAGAATTTATCTTTTGTCCAGCACTCACTTCGCCCATTGCTTGAGCGTTTAGAACAAGCACTATCAGCTTTATTGCCTGAACCAGATGGCTTTATCAAGTTTAATCTTGATGCGCTTCTAAGAGGTACCACTATCGAGCGTTTTGATGCCTATACAAAAGGATTGCGCGAAGGATTTTTGTCTCTTAATGATGTTAGGGCGACTGAAGATTTATCGCCTCTAGGAGAGGCTGGAGACCAATACAGGGTGCCTTTGCAAAACATTGATGCAGCTGATGCTAAAGATGTTGGACTTCAATTACGAGCTGACATTGCAGCCAAGTTAATTCAAGTTGGATTTGACCCTAAAGCTGTTACAGATGCAGTTGGGTTGCCAACAATGGCTCACACAGGATTACCTTCAAGTCAGTTACAACAAATTTCAACAATTGACCCAGCAAATCCATCTTCTGCTTATGAGGTCAATTCCCGTGAAGCTCGTCAAGATAATCCATCAATGATTGTTCAGGTTCCAGAACCAACCGTCAATGTGGCTGCACCTAATGTAACAATTGAACCAGCGATGGTAATGCTTGAATCTCCTTCCGTAAATGTTGAAGCACCAAATGTCACCGTAGATGCACCAACTGTAAATATCACAAATACAGTTGAACGCAAGCGAGTTCGCAAAAAGGTTATCCGCGATAAGGAAGGTCGCATTGATGAAGTTATCGAAGAGTTTGTAGAAGGTGATAACTAATGGCAACTGGTCTAAGCAGTTATTTAGCAAATAAATTTATGGATGCAGTCGGCAATGCTTCTTCATATTCAGCCGCCAATGTTTATGTAAAATTACACATTGGAGACCCAGGTTCGGCTGGAACTGGTAATCCCGCTACGGAAACAACTCGAAAAATTGCTTCCTTTGGTGCATCTTCAGCTGGAGCATTAACTTCTGATGCAGATGTAACTTGGACAAACATTTCTGGCTCTGAAGATGCAACTCACTTCACCGCTTGGGATTCTTTAACAACTGGTAATTTTTTATTCTCAGGAGTAATTACTGGTAATGCTTATACAGCAGGAGATACTTACACAATTCCAACAGGGTCATTAGTAGTTTCGCTAACTGTAGCGAGCTAAAATGGCTCAATTTATCCTAGACACTTCTGAACTTGATACTGATGTTTTAGGGCCAATTGTTTTTGCAACTGCATCATCAGATTTATTAAGTCTTAATGGTGCTGCAACTTCAACTGTAACTGATGTTGTTGGAGCATTAGCAGAATTAGGCTCATTGGTAGCAACTGCAAATGTGCCCACATCTGATGTTGGTCTTTCAAGCAATAGCGGAAAATTTTATTTTGCTCAACCAAACTTTGCAAAAGTAGTTGAACCTAAAATAAAAATCAATATCGTTTCAAGCAAAGTAATTTCTAATTTATTAGGAATAAAATCAACTGCAATATCGCAAATTGATTTTTCTATTATGGAAGATGATGCAGAAGTTTTGCTTCTGATTTAGGATAAAATGCCATATTTTATATCTGATAAACAAAGTGATTGTTCTGGTTGGGCAGCAGTTAAAAAAGAGACTGATGGTTCTTATACAACAATTGGATGTCACGAAACAAAACAAGATGCAATAGACCAAATGGTAGCAATTTCTATTTCTGAGCAAATGGAGCCAGGTGGTGAAATAAATATCCGTGCAGTAAATTTAAGCGTTCCATCGTTTATTCGTGATAATGCAAAGCGTGGATTGAAATACTATGAAGATGGTTTGGGTGGGGATGGATTAGTAGCAGCCACAATCACGGCAGCAAGAGATATGGTTGCTGGACAAATAACAGAATCAAAAATTAGGAAAATGGCACCCTGGTTTGCCCGTCATAAAGTTGATGGTCAAGCTCCTTCAAACAAAAATCCATCTGATGCAGGTTATCCAGGAGCAGGTCTAGTGGCTTGGCTTTTATGGGGTGGAGATAGTAATTTTTCAGATAGAGCGCAAAATTGGGCGCAACGCAAAATTGATGCTCTTAATGCAGAAGAAGAATCAAGGAGAAAAATGAAGAATACCGAGCGCCGCACCTTTACCGTGCGCGATGTTGAAGCGCGACAGGCTGAAGATGGCAAGATGCGTTTAGCGGGTTATGCAGCAGTTTTTAATCAAGCAAGTCTTCCTTTACCATTTAAGGAAACTATTGCTCCAGGTGCCTTTCGCAAAACTTTAAGCGAAACGCCAGATGTTCGTCTTCTTATCAATCACGAAGGATTGCCATTGGCTCGTTCAAAAAATGGCACATTAACTTTAACTGAAGATGAAAATGGATTATATTTTGATGCAGAGTTAGCAGATACAAGCGAAGCTCGCGACCTTTATACATTGATTGCGCGAGGCGATATTGACCAAATGAGTTTTGGGTTTCGAGTAATACGACAAAAATGGAATGAAGATAGAAGTGTTCGTGTTTTGACAGAGGTTTCATTAGCAGATGGCGATGTTTCCGTTGTGACTTATCCTGCTTACCCAACAACTACTGTTGAGGCTCGCGAACAATTACGCAAGGCTATTAGTGCAGTTAAAGAAGGTCGCGAAGTTACTGGCGAATCTTTGACAGTTCTAAAAACAATTTTTAACGACCTTAATGAAGGTCACGATTACGTAATGCGAGCTGTTGAAATGATGGCTCTTTTGACTGGTAATGGCGCGTATGAAGAAGAATCTCGTTCAGCAGTCGGAGATTATGTTGAGTGGGATTCCAGCGGTGGTTCCGCAAAGGGTCGCATTGAACACATAATGGAAGAAGGTGTGCTTGGCATCCCTGGAACAGAGTTCAGCATTACTGCCGAAGAGGATGACCCAGCTGTTTTAATTCGTGTATATGAAGAATATCAAGATGGATACCGCGCAACAGAAACTTTAGTAGGTCATAAAATGTCTGAATTGCGTGATATTGAAGCGTTGCCTGAAGCAACTGACGAATCTTCTCGAAAAATCTCGCTACGCCTAGCGCAAGCGATTGTTAATAATACAAAATAAATTTCTGCAAGCAATCTTGCAGAGCGAAGTCGGAGCGAGTCTTGCACCCTTTATGTGCCGCAAGTAGCATCGCCACCACCTCAACAATTTCCAACAAACTCATTAGGAGCTAATAAATGTCATTTCTTGACAAAGTAATTGAGCGCCGTGATGCAGTTAAGGTTGAAATGGATACAGTTCTCGAAGCAGTAGCAGCTGAGAACCGTACCGACCTAACTGCCGAGGAAACCGAAAAGGTTGATGCCCTCGTAGAAGAATCACGCTCACTAGATTCAAAGATTGAAAAATTAAAAGCACAAGCAGATGCCGATGCTAGAGTTGCAGAAGTTCGTGCATCCGTAGCTGAAGTTGCAATGCCAAAGGTGGGCGGCGCAACCGTTACACGCGAAGCACGCACATATTCAGCAGCAGGTGATTCTTCATTCGTGAAGGATGCTTTCAATGCACAATTCAAAAACGATTACAACGCTAACGAACGCCTCGCTCGCCACATGCGCGAAGAAGCAATTGAACGCCGCGATATCGGAACTGCACAATTTGAAGGTCTTGTTGTTCCACAGTATTTAGTTGACTTAGCAGCACCTCTTGCTCGCGCTGGTCGACCATTTGCTGATTTTGCAACAAACAAAATGACTCTTCCTGCTTCAGGAATGACCCTGAACATAAGCCGCATGACTACAGGAAGTTCAACAGCAGTTCAAGTTACGCAAAATG